CTGTCGTTCATGTTTTCGGCAACACCTATACCAAAGAAACTATATGGGTTTCTTTCGTATGGAAAGGCATTGTATGGAATACGGTATGGCGTAAAGGGATTAACAACAGCCCTGAGTACAAGGCCATTACAAATCCAAGCATTAATCTGTATTTCATCAAGTGTATCTACTCCTTCAGGAAGCTCCATGCCAATTTCTTTGGCGTATTCTGCATCCATTAAGCCCCAATACTCTAAGACTTCAAAGCGGCTTGAACCCATATCAGACATTCTCTGATCGTCTTTTAACTCAAACTCATAGTCTTTTTCAACATAATTTGGGCCAAGCATCATACAATCACGAATAGCATCTTCGTTAAAGTATGGCATTTTACGCAATGCCCTAAGCTGAGATTTATTTAACTTGTGTCGATGAACAATGTATTCACACTCATCAATGGAAGTAGCATTAGGATCAGGAAAAAAGTCCCAGACGCTAACAAACTCAATACGAGGAACTCTAACAAAAATTGGATCATAAACCCGTTCTCCGTCTTCATCATTCCAACGATGCAAAGTCTTGTTATAATTAAATGGCCCTTTTACAATGCCTGTGCCAAAAAGAGTAGATTCAAACATAGCATTGCGAAGTTCAGTAGAACCATTAGATTCATCAATCTGATCGTGAATTAACTTTTCCATATTTCTGGCTGCTTCTTTAGCAGGAGAAATTTCAAGCATTTCAGGAATGGGCGATGGGCCTTCTTCAAATGTTAGTTCTTCGGCAGCTTCTAAATCTTCAAAAATACCTTTACCAGAGTTAAGCGTGGCTCCGGGCTTTAGTACACGACCATCCCCTTTATAACCAATACCGTTTTCTTCTTTAGGTTTTTCTGGAGGTTTTGGCGCTTCAGCAGTTTCAATCCCAGCAGTCGGCTGAGAACTAAGGTGCATATATTCAGAGATACCTTCAGGAAGTACCGTAGGCGATACACCAATCGGAAACTTGCCTGTTCCAAAGATAACGTCTACAAGCTGACCAAAGGCTGCAAGCACCTTAGTCTTTGTAACCTTAATAAATACACGAGACTTTTCGTTTTCGCGGAATCTTACGTTTTTAGGATATAGGCCACGAAAGTTATGATAGGCAGTAATCCAACGATTTTCATCAGCATCTCTTGCAAGTTCTGCTTCAATATAACGGGCTTCAATAAGTCCAGCCAAATTAGATTTAATCTGTGAATCAGCATTAAGCTCTAAGCCGTCTTCATCTTCTACTTTTTCAAAATAAAGATTGTTGGCATTTTCTACAAGAGTATTTTCAAATTCTGACATGATTATCCTATTGTTGTTAGGCTAACGAGAGCATATATCATTGTCCACCCAACCGTAATTCCTAAAAAATAAATACCGTATGTATTTAACGGTCGCCAAACTTTTTTGTTCATTAATATCCAAATGTTCCGTCTGCTGGTTGAAATACAGTTTCTCTATGAAACTGACGAATTTGGCTATAAGTATCATTTACTCTTGGTCTAGCCATGATCAAATACCTTAAAGCATCATACGCATGATCAGGCGCATGAGTATCAACATCTTCAGGGTTACTTTTATCCAGAGGAATACTTTGAAGTTCGCGTATCAGGTTAGGACAAGTATTAAATATTTGTATTTTGGGCCTTCCGCTTTGCTGAGTCTTCAAGTATTCATGGATTTGAATCTTTCCTGCAACCCTGTTTTTATCTGCTCGTCGGAGTTTATGACCAGCCTTAACTAGTGTTTCTCCGACTGTTGGGCCTGTTTGCCCTGTTCTGTTCCAACACGCTGTATCTAATACGCCCGGAACGCTCATTGGATCATTTAGCTCCATTTCAGATATTATGTGAGCTAGGTCAGTGCCTAGTAGACCTTTACGATACAATTCTCTATAAATTATTAGTGTACCATCGTCTTTGTCTACGGCTCCCCAAACACAAGCTGATTCTGAAGCATATCCATAGTCAATGCCTTTAATTCTTTCCCAGTGCATTGGGATTTCAAAAGGCTCAATAACATGAAGGTTTCTATCAAACTCTGTGAAGGCTGCACCTTCTGCAACCTCCCAATCACCTTCTAATAGCTGTCTGCGTTGCGTAGGTGGCAACGCCTTCAGCATTTGTTCGTATCGACCATCATTAGCTAAGTATGGATTATCGTCCAACCTAGCCGGTATAAACTTTCTTGTTAATCCGTCTGCGCCCTTAAAACTTTCGTAGGGCGGTGAAGGATCAATATATCTTTTCTTTACCCAATGCGCTCCAACACCACCGGGGTTAGCGGTACACCGCATATAAGGTATAATCTCTGGATCTGTTGTACGCAATCGTGAAGCCAAGTAATTCCAAGAAAACTCTGTAGCTTGGTGCGTAATCTCATCAAACCCAATCCAACTATACGCTTGTCCTTGGTAGCGATATACATCTGCATCTCTCTCCAAGAATCCAAATTCTATTTTAGCTCCAGACGGAAAGTTCCAGAGCTTTTCTACTTCTTTGTACTTACAACCGGGAAAGGCTTTCGGGTAGAGTTCACGAGATTTGTCTATGAGTTCGCGTAACTCTGGCATAGAACGCCGCAGGATCAAAGCCCTATGCGCGGCCCGATGAGCAAAACGAAGTGGATCAACCAACATCGCATAGCTCTTGCCTCCACCAGCCGCACCACCATACAAAACATCAGTCTCAGAAGCGGCAAGAAAGTCAGTTTGTGGGCCGTCGTTGGGCCTAAAGATGACATTCTCTTCTGCGACAGTCCTTAACGCCTTGGGCAAATTAGCCGTTTCTGTTGTTATTTTACCCTCGGCTTTTGCCTCAGTTCCTTCTAATTTTTTTAAGGTACTCTTAGAAGTGTCAAGCGACCTTTTGTAGTTTTCTAATTTGGTGCGTACCTGCGCTAATCGTTTTTCTTTCTTTCGTACAGTTTTTCTTGCTTCAATCTTGGCCTTGGTTTGGGAGTGGTAGTTGTAGCCTCGACCTGACGAACCTTTGGGTCTGCCAGTTTTCTTACGAGGTGTTCCATCCTTTTTGAGTATAAAATTCCCGTTGTCGTCTCGCATATACGCATCGGGGTTAGTCTCCCAATCATTCATAGCGATCTGCAATCTTTCTTAAGCCAGTATGAGAAATACTTCTACCCGTATCGTATTCAATCCACATTGCTCCTTCGCGTAAAGATAAAACTTTATTTTTTACTAGCGGAACAATTTTATTGAGGGCTTTAAGTTCGTCCTCAATCTCTTCTAAATGTACTCCATCTTCCATTAGCTTATAGCCAAATGGAATAGTACTGCTACTGCGCCTCTTCATAAGAGCCTTCAATAATTACTTCTTGTTTGGCTGGTAAAATAAAAAGACCGTTTGAACCTTGTACATTTACATCTAGTTTGTCTGTCTTAGCTAGTCCTACACGGTCTAGGAGCGTCTGAGCGGCTTGTAGACGAACGTTAGCTTGAGGTATAGGCTGTTCACTGTCCATGACCTCAACGAGCTTTAGAGCGGCTTTAGGGGCGCTTTGAGCTAATATACTCTCGGCTAGTTCAATTATTTCTGTTTTAAGTGCTTTAACTACGGATGTATATGAGCCTTCAGCATACCCCGCAAGCTCTGCTGCTTTTTTTGCGTCACCGTTACAAGACATAAGGTTGTCAAGAAACGATTGTTGTTTTATAGTTAATTCTTTATTCATAACTATACATTATATACCTGATATTAGAAACTGTCAAGTAGTATATACATTGTTTTTTGGTAATAGTTGGCAAAAGTCTTGACAAAATCTATTTTCAAGTATATAATAGACTATGTAGCCCACCGGGTACATATAGATTTAGCTACCCGTTTTAAAGACTTTGGAGTTGGGCGACAAACTGGTTGACACTCAAAGTCTTTGGAAATGTATGACATTGAGTATATATACACCCACCCCCCCATGGACACCTGCCCACGCCTTACGCACTTGAAAACTCTCCAGAGTTTTTAATAGTTATTGCCCCATCTCCAGAACCCTCCAAAGAATTTTAAAAAATCTCTAAAGATTTTTTAACCCCCCGCCAGAGATTTTCTAGTTTCCTAAACTAGAAGGCCTTCAGAGAGTTTAAAAATTTTTAGAAATCTAAAAAGATTTCTAGAGTTTTCAAAAACTTAATAAAAAATACCTACGGTATTATTTAACTCTCCGAAGAATCTCAAGCAAGCACCCGTGATCGCGTCACACGCTCTTTCACAACCGCATAATGCGCAGGGAAAGACGTTGACAATTTTCAGCGCCTCGCTTAACTTGGAATGGCCTTGGCGATGACAGCCTCGGCTCAAACCAACTTACGGGGCAAAGCCCTCACGGAGATTACATATGAGCAATTCAGCCGTTTCATTCGACGCTACTGCTAAAGCAACCGTCAAGCAAATCTACTTCATCGGGTCACACTTCGCTAAACTAACAGGCGATACTTCGCAGGAAGTTTATGGGCTTTCAAAAGTCTTTCCTGCCGCAATGCTGAAGTGGAATGCAGAGCATTCAGAGACTCCAATCACCATGGGTGACATCGACACTTGGAAGAAAGGAACTAAAGTTCCCGCCAAGTTCACCAAAATGATTCAGGTGAAAAAGCCGAAGGCACAGACACCCGCTAAAACTAAGGCGGCTCCAAAGCCTACGGCTTCTCCAAAGCCATCAGAGATGTCAGCCGGTGACTTCAAAGATCACTTTGAAAAGATTACTGGTCGAGTGTTTAGGCTTGAGAAAGCCTCAGAAGATCACAGCAAGCGACTAGCTACGCTAGATGCCAAGCTAGATGTAATCATGGCGTACATCACAGAAGAGCCTGACAGCGAGTAAATATTATATCGCCCCGTTTCGGCGGGGCTTTCAATCCCAAGGAAATAATATTATGAATACCTTTCTTCTACTTTATGTTTCGTTTGGTGTCGTGACAATCCCAGCGACAGTGCTAGGACTAATAGAATTATATTTTTACTTTGAGGAAAAAACGCGATGAATAATACTATTACTGTCAAGATCAGAAATAATTATGGGGTAGATTATATCTATCCCGTTTGTCCCAAAGCTCAAGATTTTGCAGAGATTGCAGGCACTAAAACTTTGACGCCTTATGTAATAACCGTAATTAAAAATCTAGGATTTAAAGTCCTCGTTCAACCCGACACTCCAAAGGAGCTATAAAGATGACACACGCTGAAGCCAAGTATAAAGAATCTCGCCTGATGATCCTTGCAGGCTGTTATATCTTTACTGTCGTTGCTGTTGTTTTAGTTTGTATTTAATCGGAGATAATACTATGTATGGTCTTGAAAAAATCTATGGTGAGTGGTGTGTGTTTGAAGTAGCCGAATGGCTATTTGATCCGCTATTACATTTTACAAACTATCAAGCGGCCTGTCATGAGGCTTATCTACGAAACTGTCGAAAGGATTAATATTATGTTATTAACCATTAGTGCTAAGTGCCACGCTTGTCCTACGATTAATTCTATTGAGGTTTTTTCTGACGATTACCGTAATTATTTCCATAATAATCAGTTGGTTCAGAATGTTTGGCCTGACTTAACACCTAGCCAGCGCGAAGTTATTATGGGGCATTCAAATAATTTTTATCTTTGTGATACTTGCTGGGGAGATGAAGAATGATTAAATTTAGAAAGTCTAATTGTCGTGGTTTCTGGGGCCAGTATCCTACTGGATGGTTTCAAGAGTGTGGCAAATGTAAAAATAAAGTATCCGAAAAACATTTATTATTTGATGCCGAAGCCGACGATAATATTTGTATGAGTTGTCGTGGCCTTCCTTGGAATACCAACCGTGACGAAGTATATCAGAGTCTTTATGTTGAAAATACTTCAGGACTTTAAAGCCCTTGAACAAGGTGAAAGGGCTTTAAAGATCCTTTCGTATTAAGCGGCGGCTGTTGGGTCGCTGAGAAGCAGGAGACTGAAAACAGTAGGTCGGCCTGTATATAGGTTAGCCAGCCCCTATCTAACCCAATGCTGGCATCACTTAAATTAACGGAGAAAATGTTATGCCTTCTGTATCTGGATATATTACTGTAGAAGTTGACGTTGCTGATTATGACTCAGATGTTTCTATTGAGTTTTATGATTTAGAAGAAATCATGGATGCCGCCCAAGATAACAATTATACCAAAGAAGAAATTGTAGATTACTGTTTTGATAGTGGCCTCGACATGCTTGCTTATATAAAAAACTCTTGCGATGTTGAAGATCTTATTAAACTTTTATCGACTGTTGTATCCGAAAAGATTGCAAGCCTAAAAGATATTATTGATAACCGCAATGATCTTATTAATAATCGTGGCGATAAGATTAAAGAACTTGAGGAACAGCTTAAGAAGCTGCAAGAAAAAAGTGATGAGGAGGCTGTCAAGAATGTCGCATACTGATTTTATATTTTACTCTTGCCTTACTGATGATAACCCAAAAGTTATTAGAATCCCAGCGAGCCTTGAGGAATTAGACGATTGGCAGAAAGGTAGAAAGAGTATTGGTGAGGCTATGCCTCGCCTTTCTCAGTCTCAAGTAGACTTTTTAATGTATGGCTTAGAGCCATTGGATTTCAGCACTGAGAGGTAAGTATGTATTCTATTCATGCAAAAGCGATCCAAGATTACGCAAAAGAATCTAGTGATAATCTAGTTAATGTAATTACTATGGTGGTCTTGAGCATTCAGCAACCTTGGGTGTCTGTCGGAAATCAAATGGCAGATGTAAAACAACATGGGATTAATTCTAAATTCCTTTGGGGTAACAAGCGGAGAGCCTATGAATATATAACTAAACGTAAGGACTTCATCCACAATCAATATCTTGCAGTTATAAACTCAAGTAAACCCGATACCGAAAAAGCATATTCACTTATGAAAATCTTTCTTCGTGTTGACGGTCTTGGTATGGTTAAAGCTGGTTTTGTTTGTCAATTATCAGCAGGCTTAGTAGGTTGTATTGACCTTCATAATATTAGGCTGTATGGTATTGATGAAAAGATTTTAAAGTTACCAAAGTCTTTGAAGTCTCAAGATAAAAGAGATGAAAAGATAAACAAGTATATATCTATATGTCACAATATAGGTACTGAAAATCTTTGGGATACTTGGTGTAATTATTTATCTACTAAGAGTCCAAAGTGGTCTGATGGCTTTGAAGTTTCTAAAGTTCATTACGACTATTTAATGGTGTAAAACTAAACCTTTTGGAGTTTAAAATGGAAAATGTAATTTCAATTTTTAATCGTGAGTTTCAACCCTCTATTTTTGATAAGGGTTATGGTTCCGCTGACTTTGATGTAGCAACAGTCCCTTTAGTTTATTTTGATGAGACAACCGATCAATGGCATCCTTCTAAAAAGGTTTCTGTTGTCCGAACAGATACTTATGAGGAGCTTGGGGTACACGGTACAAATTATAAACCTGTTGCACCCAAAAAATTAATTGATGCTCAACGCGCTATCATTATGCGAAGCGAATTAGATACTGATGGCATCGTAGAAAAAATTGAAACTAGCCATAATGGTGCGGCAACCTTTGTTAAATATAGATTGCCAAGCCATATGTATACAACACCAGACGGTGATACAGCCTGCTTAACATTGCTTGGTGTAACATCGCTTAATAGTACTTTCTCTTTTATTATGTCGGCTGGCGCTCATCAGTCAGCTTGCTTTAATGGTCAAGTATTTATTGGCGATGCTGCAGCATTATTCAAAGCTAGGCACACAAAGAATTTAGATATCGACAGAGCATCACGAACCATTGTTAAATGTTTAGAAGTATTTGACCGAGAGCGAGATCGTTGGGCTGAAATGTATAAAACCCCAGTGACTGAAAAGCAAGTAATGTTTTCTCTTGCTGAAGCCGCCGGTTGTCTAGACCTTGTACGGGCCGCAGTAAATGAAAGCGGTGTGTCATGGTCAGCAGTGTTTGATAAGTTACCGCGATTCAATAGCGCACTAACTTATCTTGCTAAAGCATGGTCGCAATACTCTGAAAAGCAAGGCCGCAATCAATGGGCTTTATATAATACTTTAACTGATTGGTCTACTCATGCTCCAGCACCAAGTAAAAAATCAGAAATCAATATTGCTTCAGTCAGTCACAAGCGGCAAGATGTTGTACGCCGTGTGGTAAACTCTGATGTATTCCGTATCGCGGCCTGATAATGTTGATGTTGAATCTCTTGTTCAGCTTTATATTTATCTAAAGCCCAATCCAGACTATGGTGGCTTGGCTGAATCGTTAAGAGAATTACACTTCACTGAATCAGAGATCTTCAATGTCCTTCATAAAGTGCGTGAAGGTTACTACTAAAAACTATAGCGTCCTTCGGGGCGCTTTTTGTTTAGGGGCTATATGAAACAGCAACAAGAAAAAATGATTAATACTCATAGGCTAGTCAGATCAGCAATGAATGACGAGGACTATTGTGCATTTATTCTGGACTGTCTACATCAAGAGCAGAGCGAAT